TTGCTGTTGATCCGCGTATGTTTACGCAACTTGGTATGCGTATGGGACCATATACAGGAACCATGAACGTGAAAAACTGGAACACGGGCTCTAACATCGCATTTGGGCAAGCAGTGCAGAATATGGGCAACCCATTTTTCGCAGAATGCGAAGGAGAGGCATTTGGTCAGTCTCCTGCACAGATAAATCCACAACCTCCACTGAGAAGACGTCGAGTTCACAAATCGTCGTATGATCCAGGTGATGCTGAACTGTTAAAATCACAAGCACGCGATATTAACGACCTAGAATTTGAGGATGACTCATGGAGAGAAAATTATGACCCTGATTTTGACTATGAAGCAGAAATAGCGAACAATCCAGTTTCTGATTTCTCATCTAACCCCGCAACGGACATGACACAATAATGGCAGCAGGAGTTTTACTACCAGTAGCACCTATTACAGGTTTACCTTGCTCGGGACACGGTATTTGTATCCCAAGTACGGTTCACTCTGTGCAATCTTGTGGTTCACCACCTATTCCTTATAGTATTAGGATAAAAGAGTGGACATGTTGGTGGCCACCCACTCCATTGGTGCCCTTTGGACCACTTAGTCCATTGAAAGCGATGGTATTGACCAATGGGTTGCCCACAATGACATTTGGTGATAGATTCATACCACATATTTCACCATGTACCAATATTATCATCTATATGTGCCCATGTGGTAAATCTTTATGCCCAGTTCCGACTCCAATCCCTTGTAGCATACTTACAGCAGAGGATATGGGTGGTGTAGGTCATATAAGAATCTTATTTGCGACCTCTTTGACTGTATATGTTACCAAGTTACCAATCGGACGTGTTCTAGACCCTCTGGGGGTAGGTACGTTGGCATATAGTTATCCATGTAACAGTGTGGTTGCATATGGGTCACCAAATGTGCTATCATCATAGAATATTCTATTTTTAAGTTATGCCAGTCAGAACAAAGACAGGAAATTTCGGATCTCAGGTAGTTTCGGACACAATCCCAAAAAAGACAAGACAGGGTGCGTCACAAAACACAAAAGTCAGTGCTACGTCGAGAAATAAGGCGAAAAAGAGGTATAGAGGGCAAGGTCGCTAAAACTGCTATAAATAAAACTGTAACGACTAAATAATCGTAATGTCGACATACAGATTCCGATCAGAAAAGTTCTTATCTCGTGGATTCAAAGATTTAGCGATTTCTTTTGAAGCAAATCCTAATACTAATGATTTCTCAGCAGTAACAAACGAAAATGCTATCAAGCAATCGATTCGGAACCTTGTATTGACAAGTTTTGGTGAAAGACCTTTCCAACCGACCATTGGGTCAAGAGTGAGAGGTCTATTATTTGAACCGTTTGATGTTTTCATGTCAGAAGACTTGAAAGATGAAATATCAAACACAATAGAACGATTAGAACCAAGAGTACAGTTGGTTGACGTTGACGTGAGACTTTCTGAGGATGAACATAGTATAGACGTTGGTATTGAGTATGCCATCGTTGGACAACCACAAACACAAGTGGTTGAATTCCTTTTAGAGAGAACATAACATGCCTGCCACCCCATCGAATCTAACGTCATTAGATTTCTTCGAGATTAAGGAGTCAATTAAGTCATATCTCAGAACAAGACCTGAGTTTACTGATTATGACTTTGAAGGATCTAGTGCAGCGTACCTAATAGACACATTAGCGTACAATACTTATTACAGCGCATTCACCGCTAACATGTCGATGAATGAAGCGTTTCTAGAATCAGCGACAGTAAGAGATAACGTTGTAAGAATTGCAAAGCAGATAAACTATACACCTAGATCAATAAAGGCAGCAAAAGCATGTGTTCGTATTACTGCACAGGCAGCAGTATTACCTGGTGCTCAGAGTTACCCTGATAGTATTACTATTAAGAAGGGTGATGTGTTTATATCTGAGATCAACGGTGAGACATTTACATATGCTCTTACAAGAGACACACAAGCAACAGTTGACCAAACTACTGGATTAGCAACATTCTCTCAACTCATAATCTATCAAGGTAACTTTGTTACTTTCAATTATACAGTTGATGACACTGCTAAGGCAAACTATGTAATTCCTGCTGAGGGAGTTGATACTGAGTTACTTACAGTATCTGTAAAACCAAATGAACAGTCTGCTGAGATTGATGAATACTCTCTATCATCAAACGTAACAGCATTGACTGCAACTTCTCGTGTTTACTTTTTAGAAGAGACAGAAGATCTTAGATACAAGGTAATATTTGGTGATGGAGTTCTAGGACGTAAGTTAATTGATAATGAGTTTATTGTATTAGAGTACATTACTACTGATGGACCAAAAGCAAACGGTGCTAATAAGTTTAGTTTCATAGGTCAAGCAGTAGATGTCACAGGACGTGCTGTATTACCCTCTCAGATGTCCCTAGCAACGATTGACAGCAGTCAAAGTGGCGAGGAGAGAGAATCTGCCCTGTCAGTTAAGTTTCGTGCTCCTAGGGCATTCTCGACGCAGAACAGAGCAGTTACAGAGAATGACTACGCTCACATTGTTCAAGACATCTATCCCCAGGCAGCAGCAGTAACTGCCTATGGTGGTGAGAAACTCTCACCCCCTGAGTACGGTAAAGTGTTTATCGCAGTCAGATCAAAGTCTGGTGTAAACTTAAACACTACAACAAAGAAACGTATTCAGAATCAACTACTTGCATACTCCATGGCGTCGATTCAACCAGTAGTTGTTGATCCACGCATTTTCTACTTGTCACCTAAGATCTATCCATCATTTGATGGAAACAGTACAACAAGGTCTGCTAACGAATTAGCATCTGCTATTTTGAAGTCGGTTGACAAGTTTAACTCACAGAATAGAGATGACAGATTTAGTGGTCGTCTTGAAATGTCAAAATTCAATAGTATGATTGACTCTGCTGATAATGCTATCGCTGGTACAACAACACAGATGACTATTGGTCAGAATTTAGACCAGTTTACATTTGGTAACGTATTTACTCAGTGTCTTGACTTTGGTAATGTCCTAACAGACCCCAGTTCATTAGGTGGTGGTGAAGGTGCTGATTGTGATCCTAAGTTCTCATCTGTTAAGTCTGGTTCATTCTATGCAACTGGTTATACAGAGGAAGTAGCAGACTTAATTGCTGCTGGTGAAGCAGCAGGATCCCTTACCACGCAACAACAGTCAAGTGGTCTTGAAGCAGCAGTATTTAATGGTACCCTAGTAGAATCACAAACCTTAGTACCAGTAAATCTTCGTGATGATGGAAAAGGTAACCTATTGATGGTTACTAATAGAAATGAAAAAGAGGTCATCCTTTCTTCATCAGTTGGTACAGTTGATTATGCCACTGGAAAAGTTTGCGCTGGACCGCTAAATATTGCAGATACCCCTGACAGTACAACTCGTGTTCCTATTGTAGTATTACCTGACGGTGATGGACTAACTATCCCACCAGGTGTCGATCCTACGTTATTTGATCCGAAAGTTTATCCTGTTGATTACATTACTAACCCATCTAACGTAAGTGGGTTTGATCCTTACAACTTTGGTGGTTGGAACTATGGTGGAGGCACCATAAATACAATTAATTACCCGATAGATGCGTTTACCTATCCAGAAATCGACTCCTGTTTCTAAATTAGATGTTTGCTGACAAAATAAACATTTCGGACAGAGTTAGTAATCAACTCCCAGAGTTTATAAGGGATGAAGATCAACAACTCGTTAACTTTCTCTTTGAATACTACAAATCACAAGAGAAGACTGGTCGTGCGTATAATGTATTAAATAATTTACTTGAATATCTTGATCTTGATGCTTATGATCCTAAGATCTTAACATCTAATACAATTTTGATCAAAGATGTTGATACAAGTGTAGAAAAGATTGAAGTAGAACAAATAGATGGATTCTTACCGAAAGATGGTTCGGTAATGATCGATAATGAAGTAATATACTACCAAGAAACAGTTCGTGGTCCTGATGCTATCTTAACACCAGGAATTTCACTAGAAGAATTTAATAAAAAGCGTCAAAACCTAGAAAGTCCTATAAGTTTGTTCGATGGAGTCAAAACTACCTTCGATCTTAAATTCTTAGGCACCCCAGTCTCACCTGTCTCAGCAGAACACCTTGTTGTCACTGTTTATGGGACAATGATGCAACCAGTTGTTGATTATACAATCACTGGTTCTCAAATTGTCTTTACAACACCCCCAAGAGCAAAAACTGGTACTGACCAAGTAGAATTTACACAAATTCTGTATTATATTGGTTTTGCCGACTCAGTAATCAAGAAATTAGAGTATCCTGATGTTGCGACTCTTTCTGGTGAAGAGTCCATGCCTATTTCTTACAATAGTCAACCATATTCACCTATTTCAGAGATTGGTCTAATTATTAATCGTAATGGTACTCTACAAAGACCATATATCGATTATGTACTAACTGACAACAACACAAGGATCAAATTCTTTGTAAATATCACCTCACAGGATGTTTACCATATAAGGTCTATCGAATACGTCTCTCCGTCCGTTGGATCGGGTGCTGAGGCAGTTACAAGGATAGGAGTCAATGGTGAGATTGAAGCAATCATAATCAAAAACGGAGGATCAGGATATGAACTTAACTTTGCTCCAAAAGTTTCTATATACAGTTCGACTGGTGTCGGTGGCAACTCAGCTGCAAGATCACTTGTCTCGGGAATCAAAAACATCCAACTCATAAGTGGTGGACAAGGATATACATCATATAACCCTCCACTTATCAATATCACACCCCCTAGTGATCTAGTCAACGGTTCAAGGGCAACTGCTGCTATTACAGTTGATGATACAACTGGTCAGGTAGATAGCGTTACTATTACAGATTCTGGTTCTGGATATGACTTCATTCCAGCAATCACTTTCCAAAACCCAGGTGGTGCATCAATTAGTGATCCTACTATTGATGGTGAGGGTAGATTAAACGTTGATTCTATTACAGTTACTTCAACAGGTATAGGATATAGTAACCCCCCAACAATTTACATTGATCCTGCTCCCGAAGATGGTATTGATGCAGAAGCAGCATGTACAGTATCACCCGATGGACAGGTTGTACAAGTTACTATTACTAATAGAGGTAGAGGATATTTAACTGCACCAAGAGCAAGAATTATACAACCAGTTGGTGCACAGGTTTTAGATGTAACTGTTGCCAATGGTAGTGTTACTAATATTAACCTATTAACTGGTGGTGCTGGATATACAGACGCACCTTCTGTTTATATTGTAGATGATCGTAAAGGACCACTGGGAGAAGCAATCGGTGGTACAGGAGCATTAGCAGCAGCGACTATATTCAACGGAGAGATTACTGATATCAATATCATCAGTTTTGGAACAGGTTACTCTGAAAGTTCGCCACCCAAAGTGTACATAGCCGAACCTTTATCTGCTGCATCGTCCTGTGACGTTGGGTTTGGTGAAATCACTGGTTGTAAGATTTTGAGTGCTGGTTCTTACTATGAACCCTCTGCATTCCTTAATTGTGCTCGTGGTGTATCTGATATAGTACAGTTTGACAACTATGGTAATCAGATCTACGCAAAAGAAGCACAACTAGCACAAACCAACCATTCAAGTGGTGCTGTTGTACATAACCTTGACTCTCAGATCATTAGACAAGTATTTGACAAGTTTAGACGTCAATATATGCCTACTATCAACATTGACTACTCACAGGTCAATCCGATACAGGTTATTAAGACTATTAAGGACTTCTATATCTCTAAGGGTACGAAAACTGCTGCACAGTACCTATTCAAGATATTATTCGGTGAACAGGTTGATGTTTACTACCCAAGAGAAGAATTAGTTACACCATCTGCTGCTTCATGGATAGTTGACACTATTTTAAGAGCAGAGTTGATATCTGGTGATCCTGCTAACTTACCTAACTCACAACTTAATCAATTTGCTGATGATGTTGATCCAAACATCGGAGATGCTAATGTATTGATTGAAAACGTCATTTCAATCATAGAAGGTACAGATACAATCTATGAATTAGCAATATCAGAAGAAACATTGTCAGGGGTGTTTAAGATTCCCTATAAAACAGTTCTTGCAGAACCATTAACAACAACAGAGAATATAATAACAGTTGACTCAACTATTGGGTGGCCCGAGAAGAACGGAACTATTATTATTGGTGATTCTGAGGTTGTACAGTATAAAGAAAAATCACTAAACCAGTTTATTGAGTGTACACGTTCTAAAAACGGTGTAGTAGAAGATTGGGACCCAGGAACTACTATATTCTCTGACATATTTGTATATGTCAACCGTGGTTTAACGACAGAAGTCAAACTTCGTGTTCTAGGTATTGCAGAAGCGGGTACAACAGTCTTAGAAGACAGTGGATCATATTATCTACCTGGTGACAAGTTAAATGTTGCTGCGTTAGGTTCTACTGCTAATGATAAGCGTTTAAACTCATGGTTATATAACGTTAAGAAATTAATATCTGTTACACAGATTACTCCTACACAAAACAACAACTCAGTAAGTCAAATTGCTAACGTTGTTTGTGCTAACCCACATGGTTTACTTGTAGAAGACAAGGTTACCATCTATGGTGCTAACCCTGCTGTATATAATGGTACGTTTGAGGTAACATCACGTCTTGATGAGTTTACTTTTACATATAACCTACCTGTTCCTACTGATATTATTCCACAAGGTAATATTCTATTATCAGTTGACCTTAACAGAGGTAAGTCAACTGTAAATTCTATTAATGAGGTTATATCACTCTTTACATCTAATATACAAAACTCATTCTTTAATAGTGCTTATGTTTATATTGCTGCATCTGGATTACCCAACTATAAAGTTGGACCATTTACAGGATCTGCACTTATTCCAGGAAACCAACGTAAGTTACTAAGATTCCCTAGAACAGTTGAGACAGTATCTACAAGAACAGTAGTTGCAGCAAATACTCCTATTGGATCATGGGTAAATGGTGTTGCTGCATGGTCTTATAAGTCTGCTGAGGTTGTAACATTCGGACCTTTAACCAGTATTAATATTCTTACAAATGGACAAGACTATGATGCTGGATCAAAACCAGCATTAGAAATATCTGGTGGTGGAGGTACAGGTGCTGCTGCTACGGTAACTGTTAATGGTTCTCTATTCTCTATTGCTGTAACTAATGAGGGATCTGGTTATACAGAACAACCATTAATCTCTATTGTTGGTGGTGGTGGATCTGGTGCAACTGCACAAGCGGTTGTTACTAACGGTAGAGTAACTAGAATACTTGTAGAGAACGCTGGAACAGGATACACTTCTCAACCTACTATATCAATTACTGGTGGTGGCGGTACAGGTGCTCTTGCATCTGCACAAGTTCGTGGTCCTATATCAGGTGTAACACTAACATCTCCTGGTGCTGGATACACATCAACTCCTTCAATTAGACTAAACTCTGGTGAAGGTGCTCTGGCACAACCCATTGTTATCAATGGTCGTATTGTATCAATCGCTATTATTAACTCTGGTTCTGGATATACAACTGCACCTACTATCTTTATTAATGGTGATGGATTTGGTGCTCAGGCAGTTGCTGTTATTGGAACATTAGGGGAAGATAAGGGTAAAGTTATATCTGTCACAATTACAAACAGAGGTGTTGGATATACACAAGGAATGACAACTGTACGTTTAGAAGCAGTTGGTCAACTAGCAACATTCCAAGCAAACGTATTCCAGTGGAATAAAAACCTTGAATACGAATTAGATACAAAGTATGATGTAGCAAGAGGATATGTATTTACTGGATTCAATAACCAGTATGGTGGTGAGTATGCACATATATCAGATCCAAAAGAACTAAGATATGTTGTTGGTGATAACGTTGTATTAGATCCAGTTACACAATCATTCAGAGAGATAGGTGTTAATGAAGCACACTCTCCTATTATTGGTTGGGCATTTGATGGTAACCCAATCTACGGTCCATATGGATATATTGACCCAACTGATCAGAACAGTGGACTAAGAAGAATGCGTTCATCTTATAAACTTAAAGATGAAGTTGTATATGATGTAGATACTAACCCAACACCATCAAGAACAGACGGTCCAGCATTATCAGAATATCCTGCTGGTATATTTGTCAATGACTATGAATACACATTCCAAAGAGGTGACTTAGATCCTTACAATGGTAGATTCTGTAAGACACCTGATTTCCCTGCTGGAACATATGCATATTTCATTACTATTGATGAATCAGATGAGGGTTTACCAGTATTCCCTTATATTATTGGTCCACAGTTTAACTCTGTTGTTGATACATGGAATTTATCACTAAATGCAGTTCAAGAGAATATACCTCTTGATGTTTCTCGTTTCAGAGATCCATATGCTAATGTTGACATTGATATTGAACGTCAACCTAACCAAGAGTCAGATCAGTTCGTTACTGAGAAAGAAGGTGACGTGCTTATCTTTGAAATAGAAGATATTGATGGTGATGGTATAATTACACCTGTTGAAATTGCAAATCAACAAGCAATTACAGAAGAAGCAGCATTACAGATATATGATTACTTCCCATTAGTATCTGCTGAGTCAAGAGTTGATATTGAAGTAGAAACAACTACAAAATTTGAATCTGCACAGATTGATGGGTTTGTTATTGAAAACCCAGGTGTATCATATCAGGTTAATGATACATTGTTCTTTGACAACACAGGAACAGGTGGATTTGGTGCATCTGCACAAATTGAGTCAGTGGTAGGTCAAAGTATTGCATCTTATCAGAAAGAAATTATAAATGACATACCATACGGTAAAATTGTTACTTCTGCTAACCATGAACTTATTGCACAAGATGAAATTATCGTAAGTTCACGAGTTATTACAGAAAACACAAATAAAAGATTCTACATGTCAGTTGTTACTGGTATTGAGACAATCACTGTTGATCAGATAGGTGTTGGTTATAATGAGCAGATTCCTGCAACTTATGAGATTATTGCAAGTCAAGGACAAGACGTAGAACTAGATGTCGTTCTTGACACTACTACTGGTAAGATTGATACTGTTAATATCATTAATTCTGGTTATGGATACTCAGTAGATGCTATACCTCAGATAAGAGTATCACATCCACAACAATACAAGAAAACTTACTATTGGGTTAACCAGTATGCTGAATCTTCTGCATCATTTGAAATATTTGACATTCAACCAGCAGATGATCGTACATGGTATGTGTGTGGTGAACTTACAGAGACAAATGGCAATAGTTCTGCATTCTTAGCTAAGTTCTCTGATCTTGGTGGTGTAATTTGGGATAGAACACTTTTACCAAGTGCAAGTATCAAGAAAGCAAGATTTAAACGTATATACTTAGATCAAACAACTGCTGATGACCATATCATCTATGTTCTTGGTGAAACAGAGTCACAATCAACTGCTGCATACAATCCTGACATATTAGTTGTCAAATATCAATCTGGTCTTGATAATGCTAACAACCCAGAGGGTATTGTTGAGTGGCAGAAGGAAATTGCTGGTGTATCAGGTTCAACAAGGTCTGATTATGCTGGTGACCTCTATATGGACGATGAACAACGTCTATACATCTGTGGTTGGACAGATACTAACTCAGTTGACCCAGATGACATCTGGATCATGCAACTTAACAGTTTAGGTGATGTTATTGAGAAACGTAAGTTTGCTTCACCTAATCAAGGTGAACAATTACATCAGATTCATTATATTGGTGATGACAAGATTATATTCACTGGTATTGACTTAGATAACAACGATCTCATGTTTGGTGAGATGATCTATGATGGATCTAACATTGAAATGAGATATGTTAAGAAATTAGCAGTATCTGGTGGTCAGGTAAGAAGACCACAGTTTGTTATTGATTCTTACAATGATTTGTTCTTCACATGTGATATGTGGAACGGAACTAAGCATTATGGTGTTGCATTGTTCAAAATTGCAATGTCACAGGTTGAAACTACTGCTGCTAACCCAACATGGGTATTCTCGAAGATTATTGCACCTAGTATTGCTTTTGAGTCAATTACACATGCTGGTATCTCTCTTGATGAGTTTGGTAACATTAATCTTGTTACACATGTCTTATATGAAGATAATAACCAACAAGCAGTCATTAATTACATCAAATACGATGGAACGACTCTTAAAAAGTCAAATGTCATTTCTGGTGCTTGGAATAGTGGAACTTCATCAACAGATTACGGTTTAGGGTTTACTGCACATAATCATACCGTTGATAACTCTGGTGATGTCATAATTCCAGCAAATATTCAAAAATCAGTCCAAAGTGCTGTATATCGTTTTAATGACACTAACGATCTTTACTTTGACTCTACAAAACAGAAAAAGGCGATTCCTACGATTGTAAACAGTGCACAACTTGTTTATGATAGTACTGTTCAAAAATTTGGTACTGGATCACTTAAATTCCAACAATACGGTTCATTATCATGGGCAGACCTTGATAACAATGATGATTGGACTGTTGCGATGTGGGTTAAGATGGATACGTCTCATGACTCCAATAATCCAATAATGGAGATGGTTACAGTCATAGATGACGCTGGTTCGACTGTAAAACTCAATATTATTGGTGCAGCATCAGATGCTAACTTTGGTAAGATCAGAATGGTGATTGCACCCCAAGGTGCGAGTGCAGTGACTGTTGATTCAGTTGGATCAACATATTTCAATACAATGGACGCTGGTAACTGGCATCACATTGCATTTGTTAAAGAAGAACCTAGTTTGGGTTCATATGACTATTCTGTTTATTTTGATGGTGTAAGAACAAATACTGCGACTAGCACTGCTGATATTGCAATGGATGACCTTACAATCGGTTGTGCAACATCAGGACAAGCAATTACCAATTCATTCCTTGGAAATATCGATGATATCGCTATTGAACCAAGAGCAGTCTATACTGGATCATCTTTACAGGTTCCTACCGAAAGATATCGTATTACAACAGTTAATAGCAATACTGACTACATTAAGTTTGATAGAGAGCATAGTAAGCGTGCTGATTACCAAACATCAACAGATGGAGTCGTATTTACAGAAAATACAAATCTAAACATTAATAATCTTAATAATCCAGTAATTACCGTTTGGAACGAAGGTGCAAGTGGATTACAGATATTAGACTACTCTGACGTTACTTCTCAACTAAGTCCAGGAACTTATACGTTCTCAGAGACAATTACAACATTTGCGTCTAAAACTTCGACTATTCCAACTCCATTAGGTAAGAGACTACTTATTACACCTAATGTTGTTGCAAAATACTATATTAGGGATGCTGGGTATTCTAAGATTGATAACGTCCTAGAATTTACATTTAACCAAGATATCAAGTATTCTAAGGGAAGTATCATTCAACAGTTCAATTCCCAAGGTATAACACAAGCATTTGGTACTATTGTTGAAGTTCCAACAGGAACACTTAATAATCCTGGATTAGGCAACAAATACAAGATTGGTAAGATATATGGTAACTTTAACGATTCAGACAGATTTAGAAATGATACTGGCGAAGAAAACACTATTGACAACGTAGAGTTCAATGTTAAGCGTCCACAGGAACAATGGGTAACTGGTAAGGCATATGTCGTTGGAGATCAGGTTTATAGTGCTGGTAAGATATATGCTGCTACAAACTCTGCTACATCAGGTACAACTGCTCCTACTCATCAAATTGGTGTAGTTACCGATGGTGCTGTCACATGGAACTTTATTAGTGTATCTGGAACATTACAAGTTAATCTTGCAGACTATGCTTGGCCCAGACCATCAGAACCAGAATGGGAAGAAAATAGATCTTATTCTGCTAATGATTTTGTTTACTATGGTAGATACAAGTATCAGGCACAAGCAGATGGTATTGCTGGACCAACTGCTCCTGTACATACAACTGGTACTGTTAGTGATGGAAATATCAACTGGGCATATGTTTCAACATATACAGGATTAGATTCATTTGCTAGATTCAGACCATATGCTGAGAACGATTATCGAGTACAAATTATGGGAATCTACACAGATTCCGATTTCATAGTTGGTGACGTAATTTCGCTAGGTAATAGTATCACGGCTATACCAAACGCAGATAATCCAAAGATAGCAGATATCGATGGAATTGGATCTGTAAGTAAGATTAGATTTACTGTAAACCTTGATAAAGATATTATTAGAACTGCTAATGCAAGAACTGACTTAATATATGCAACTGCTACTACTGCACATAATTTAAACGCAAATGACATTCTATATGTTGAAGGATTCACAACTGCTGAATTTAATGGATCATTCTTTGTACAAGAACTATTCTCTTCAAGAGATTACACATATAGACTTCGTTCAACTGCAAGTGCCGACCCATTATTTGTAAACAGTGGTATTGCGAATGTCAAGATATCATCTAAGCACCCAACATTATTGTTGGTTAGAAATCATTCTTATATCTTTGATATGAGTGATGCATCTAACTTTGGATATTACTTATCATTCTCACAAGATAACCAGTTTAAACTTGAATACTCATTCAACGTTATTGAAAGAGAAGGAACTCCTGGTGTAGCATCTGCAACCGAGACACCTACTGTTCAGTTTACAATCGGTGGAGAAGTTACTAATATTACTTACTACTTTGACCCATCAAGACTTGGTTCTAATTCACCTGTTGGTGCAAACTCATTTATTGATGTTATCAAGACACCGTTTGATGGTACATTTAGAATTTCTGAGGTTCTAAGTGATACTGAGTTTAGATTCCCATTATTATATGAACCAGAATTTACGAATGCTAATATAGGACTTGACGATCAAGATCAACCTAATTCCAAATACTCTACTACATCAGTAAAAGCGATTGGTCCTATTAACAATATCAAATTAATATCCCCAGGTGGATTCTATCAGAAACTACCTGTTGTATCTGATATTGCATCAGATCGTAAGATTGAGAAAGTTAGAATTGGTAATGGTGGTACTGAATATGCAGTTGGTGTCTATACACAGATTCCTATCTTAGGTGATGGTGAAGGTGGTCTTGTTCAAATTACTGTTGAAGTTGATGAAGAGATTGGATCAGGAACTATTACTGATGTTACACTAACAGACCCAGGAAAAGGATATACAGAAGCATCTATTGACGTAGATGGTATCGAAGGTATTCTTGGACCCACATTATCAGGTTCTGGTGCAGAATTAAATGTTATCATTCCTGCTGAGGGTTCTGGTGCTGCTGTATTCTTAACTGGTAGACAAATTGGTAAGATCAAGACTCTTAAAAATAATGAGTTTGGTTATGGTTATTCACATGACTATACCTTACG